ATGACAATTGACTATCAGGTACTGCGTGAGGCGGCAGAAAAGGCAACACCAGGCGAATGGGTCGCATTTATTTCGACGGATACTGGTACTTATGCGGTGCACACGCCCGGTGATGAACGATGTGAAGACGTCATCAAATGGACCGGCTTTGATGGACAGAAAAACGCAGAGAACAACGCTCGTTATATCGCAGCTTTCAACCCTGAAGTAGCGCAGGCGCTGTTGGATGAACGAGAAGCCCAAAGCAAACGCATTGCAGAGCTGGAGGAAAGCGAAGAGCAACTCATCAATGAGCGTGACAATGCTGAGTCTGCTTTATCTGATATGTATTTTGCAGCAACCGGGGATAGGCCGGAGTGGAGTAACTGTTTCAGTTTTTCAGATGCCGTCGATGCCGTGGTTGACAGAATTGCTGATTTAGAAGCTAAACAGCCATCGCCAGTAGTGCCGGATAATGCATCAGGGTCGCTTGCTTATGCTTACAAAGAGCTTACGCCTGAGATTATGCGCGGTCATATCGCTGTATTCGAGCGATATGGAATAGCCCCAAACGATAGCATTACCACAATTCAGGCACTGCGAATCGCGCTGGATGGTATAGAGCGGAGCAACGCCATGCTTCAGGGGAAAGGAGAGTGATGTGGCAACTTTGCAGGAATTAATCGACCTGACGCCAGAACAGGAAAAAGCGTGGAATCGCCTTGTGAAGGCTGTAAAGGATTTCAGGGCAGCCGGAGGAAAGTTTTATAGCGTCCTGGACACGCTGAGCGCATACAACGGCGAGCACGTTGCCAGCATTGATAACGATAAGGGCTACCACACTGCAAGCGTCTATATGCCTAGCATTGATGCGCCAGGGCTAACCAGTTGGGCTGATGATTGGCACGGCATCACGCTGAAAGATGGGGTTGAAGTGGATGAGGACTAACACATGACAACGTTCACCGACAAAGAACTGATTAAAGAAATCAAAGAGCGTATAGGCAGCCTGGACGTCCGAGACAATATTGAGCGCCGGGCTTATGAAATAGCGTTAGCCTCGCTGGAAGCAGAACCGATGGCATGGCTGCATTCAGACAATGGCTTGGGTATTCCGGCAATAACGAGGAGTAAAAACATTGCTGACAGTTGGTTATCAAAGGGCTGGTATGTTCAGCCGCTATACATAGCCAAGCCAGTGCCGGTGGTGCCAGATGCTCGTCCGTCTTTAAATAATGGCATAGTCGGCTTTGATGAAGGCTGGAACGCCTGCCGCGCCGCAATGCTTAAGGGAGATAAATCATGATTAATAGTACCAAGCTGGAGCACATCCTCGAGTATGCCAGGCAGCAGAGGCGCTTTGGTCAGCATTGCAAAATTCCGCCAGGAGATATGGTTGAAATCGTGGAGATTGCCATGCGCAATGCTGGCAACTCTCCGGTAATTCCGGATGGTTGGGTTATAGTGCCGAAGAAACTAACCGCTGAGAACGGCGCTAAGGGTGTGCTATCCGGTGAATTTTCAGAAACGACGTTTATAAGCTGCCCGGAATGTTTTGGCGATGATGATTGCGATACCTGTGACGGTAGCGGGCGGATTGAAATTAAAGTACCAGTCACGTGGACGACCATAAAATCCATCTGGGATAAAGGTATTGCGTATTTTGCAGTAGAACCGAGGCAGGAGGTTAACCGTGGCTAACCTGCAACTTGCCGTTAAAGGTGAATACTTCGATGCCATGATTCGCGGAGAGAAAACGGAAGAGTATCGCCTGTGTAATGACTACTGGAAAAAGCGCCTCGTTAACCGTAAGTATGACCGCCTGATTATCACAAAGGGATATCCGAAGCGCGACGACTTCAGTCGCAGAATTGATGTCCCGTATGACGGATATGAAATCAAGACAATCACACATCCCCACTTCGGCGATAAACCGGTAAAGGTATACGCGATAAAGGTGAATATCAGCAATGAATAACAATCCTCGCATTCGCGGGGATTTCTTTTATCTGAACTCGCTACGGCGGGTTTTGTTTTATGGAGATGATTATGGCCTGTTCAACATTCAACCCTCTAACGTTACAGAAATACCAGCCAGACCCTGAAGATTTATGCTCACTGTGTGGCGGAAATCATGGTAAAGCCGCCATGATCGAATGTAAGGACAAAATCCACATATGCCTTAATTGCGTTGATGTCCTCGTTGATATCAAAAATGAGAGAGAAGATAAAAAGCGTAGCGAGGCTGTTCGCGCCTTAGATTCATGGATGCGAGATGGGTATAGTGCTGCGCAAATTTATGACTTAGCCATTTCAAAAGGCGAAATACCAGGTGTGCGAATCGAATAAGAAGCGCACTCAAGCATCTTTTGGAGAAATCACGAATGCACTTCCGAGTTATAGGAGAATGGAATGGAGAGCCATTCAACAGAGTTATCGAAACAGAGAACATCAACGACTGCTATGACCACTGGATGCTATGGGCACAGATAGCACATGCAGACGTAACCAATATTCGAATTGAAGAACTGAAAGAACACCAAGCCGCCTGATGGCGGTTTTTTATTGCCTGATTTGCAGGTTCGATTCCCTATTAGGAGATAGCACTCATGCAACACGAACTACAGCCTGATTCACTGGTTGATTTGAAATTCATCATGGCTGATACTGGCTTTGGTAAAACCTTCATCTATGACCGGATTAAGTCCGGCGACCTGCCAAAAGCCAAAGTTATCCACGGGCGAGCAAGATGGTTATATCGTGACCATTGTGAATTCAAAAATAAGCTCTTAAGCCGCGCCAATGGGTAA